GATCTTTATACGATCATACGATGCGGCACGCTCACCTTTCCCAAGAGGGAGGGTTAGACGTACAGCACCATCCTTCTCCACCTTCACAGGTGAAGTTGCCGGTGCTTCCAAAGGTCGCTCTTCTGCCACGTACGTGGAATAAAGCGGGAATCTGAAATCACCAGGTAAATAATGGTAGCGAGTTCTTGCACGCAGCACAAAGCTGTCAAATGTAAAACCGCAGTAACCATTATCCCTTCCGTGACGCCTTGGAAGCCAATCACCCAAAAGGTGACCGTCTCCAAAGCCATCAGGGCCGAACAGTCGAACTGAGCAATCGATGCGTTTAAGCACAATGTCAGCAAGCTCTTCGTCATAACAACGTTTGAAGAAGTTATGAAGGACATAAAGTTGGGGACCGTAGCCACCTTCCTTTATGTAACAGGGACGTATATTGATTCCTGATAAGTAGTCATGACCACAACTCTCGCGAAATGGGCCGGCAGCGAAGCTCTTCTTCCGATTTGGAATAAAGCCAACTGCGTTAAGCACCTCGCAAAGTAAGTCATACGCTGCGACAGGGACTATGATATCATCCCCGTATACCGATACGTCTGATGTTGATACACCAGAGACTTCACATGCTGCCATAGCTAGGCCAGCAAACAGAGCCGTTTCCAACGGAAAAGTGAAACCGTTACCGTTACTTGAGAATTTCTCAAGTGGGTACGTATTTCCCTCGTACGTGAAAGACGAACTCCGAAGACGTGAAAGAATCATGAACCAATCAAATGGTACTAGATTCATCACAGTCAATGAAGCAATCGTATCGGATGCACTACTCAGGTCGAGAGTCGCTAGCTCACCTGTGATTGAACCCTCACGGGCCAACCTTTGGTTCCGCGTTTGATCGCGGATATCGAACCCAAACTTCCGTAGACGCCGAGCCATATGATCACCAAGGCCTAGCTGACAAAAGATGTTCAGCATAGGTTCCTTACCGATCGTTCGGTCAGTCTCAAAGTTCTTCAGGACGAAGTCCAACTGCATAGTGGTTAACTCCACACATACAGTTTGCCGTTCGCAAGTGTCGTCGCCCAATTGCTCGGGCGTAAACACCAAGTGCGGTACTTCCTCAAGGATTTCTCCAAGAAGCGGAACGAGGTCTTCACTAGAGGACAAACGGTGGTATAATTTATTAACCACGTCTGCATTTTTCTTTGGCAATGTCGCCAAAGCACCACTGCTGAACCTTAGTCTCAAAGATTCGATAGTCGGAACGGGACCCAGAAAATCAGATATTTTCCGTTGAGCAGCGTGTAATACGCTGTCGACGCGAGGGGTGAATTGAAATTCACCACTCGTCTGTTTTCTCCAGATCTCGTTCGTAGATCGACACAAGACTTCGGTTCCGATGAACTTCCTTACTGCTCGATCGCGTTTATCGACCCCGTAGTCGACGTCTCTTCGCTTTTGAAAGAAAGCTTGGATTTGTCGGACACAGAGGGCGTCGTACGCGGTAAGCTGTCCGTAAGGAGGATCAAAGTTACAGAGAGCAAGAACATCATTGCTAGTAATACCAGCAATGAGACGTTCCCGGACTGGAATGTCCGAGATCCTCTCTGCGATGTGCAGCGATAACTCGTGATAGAGTTCATTGGTTTCCACCTTTGATAAAGTATCAGTCCAGCGCCGAATAGGCATAGCAACCTCCATAGTGAGAATTGTGCTGAGTGTTCGCCCGAAAAGGCGATTAAACACTGAAGATTGAACTTACATTTAGGTGGGTGCAACCAACGAGTCAAGCAGGTCGGGTGCAAACCCGGTCGTGGCTGCGGCAACCGTCGTTGAGACGTTCCCCAGCAAGTTCACGAGCATCTGGCGAGCCAGTCGACGATCAGTGATCGTAGACCGTTCATGGAAGTACCCTGTGGTCACCAATGTATTGGTGTAAGCCACTTTGGGCGCCGCCGTATAGCCAGCTGCATTCTGCCCGCTGACAGATTCCATCACTGGAACTGCGACACGGATATCAACTTTGTAAACACCACTTTTCAGACGTTCCGTGGTCATAACCGCGGAGACTTGGGCATACGCAGGAAGGGAAGCGAGTAATTCGCGCCATTCTGCCGTTACCTTTTGTCCATCACGGGTGACCGAGATCGGAACGAGAGTGTGGGAAACAGGAGTCGAAGCACCATCAAAGACGGTGATATTGGCGATATTAGCCATAGTTTTTAGCTGAAAATAAAACCTACCAGGAGCTACCTGTCGGAGTACAATGAACCACTTTCGTGGGGATTAGAGACGAACACGGAGCAAGGAAACTGCATTCGCTGCACGCTTCCAACCTATAGCGTCAGAAATTGGAACAATCGATGGTAAGGGTACCACAATTGAACTGCTAACTGAGCGACGCACTGATACTGTCGAGCCGGTTGTCACAATTCCCGAACTTGTAAATTTCGGAAGTTTGCAATCACCAGCTTTCCAGTTTTCGCGCGTAGTTAAGGTTTTAACGAACCCACCTGTAACCGCACTTGAGAGAGCCCTAGCTTGTAAGAAGTCACCAATTGGCAAAAACCAATCGACAACGAACGAGTATGGCATGAGCTCCCAGGCTACAGAAAGAGGGTCTGTAAGGCCAATGAGCGAAGCTTCGTTAACTTCGTCAATGTAGGCAATTAATTGCCCACGCGCTACAGTGGTACCAACAACGTTGGCACCACCGACAGCAGGCCCCAAAGACCCTGACTTCGACAATCG